CCAGCGGTACGATCGATACGTTTACGACCTCGGGAACCAACGGCTACCTCCAGATCGGCAGCGGCACCGGCAGCATGCTGGTCGGCGCTCTCGCAACACAATCGTTTATTCAGACGTCGACCGCTTCCACGACGCCGTTCCAGATCCAACAATCCGGCGGCGCCCTGACAACTGTCGAGATCGGCAATGCCGCATTGCGCGACACCTCGGCCGCCTTCGATGTCACCCTGGGCGCGACATCATCGACTGCGCTGACCGCCGGGCGGGCGCTGACCTTCGATGTGAAGAATGTCGCGCACACGCTGGCGCTCGGCTCGACCGCCAACACGATCACCTTTCCGAGCGCGGCGTCCTACACAGTCATCGGTTCGGGCGACAGCGGCACCGTCACCAACACGATGCTGACGAGCTATGCCCACACCCAGTCGAGCGTTGCGGCGCCGACGCTGACCACCTCGACGACCGGGGTGATGATGGGCCTCGCCGGCACGATCACCCCGACGGCCAGCGGCAAGGTGCATTTTTCGGTGTGCGGCGACATCGCCAACAGCACCGTCGCGAGTGGCACGAATGTGCAATTGCGCACCGGCACCGGCGGCGCGCCGGCCAATGCCGCGGCGCTGACCGGCACGACGCGCGGGAGCCTCGTCAAGTACGTCGCTTCGACGTCGGCCGGCAAGGCGCCGTTCTGCGTCCAGTACACGGTGACCGGCCTCACCCTCTCGACCGCGGTGTGGATCGATGTCGGGCTCGCCGCGGTGACCGCCGGCAATGCCTCGATCGCCGATGTCGACATCGTCGCCGACGAGATCCCGTGACGCATGGATTATGCAGCGCTCGATGCGTTCCGCCACATCAAGGCCCGGCTCGACGGGATCGAGCGCCGGCTTGCCGGGCACGACGACAAGCTCGACCAACTCGTAACCCAAGGAGCGAAGACGATGCAGACGATCGACCAGGTGGTTGCCGACGAACAGGCCGAACTGACCGCCCTCGAGCACCTCGACCTCGCGATGACGCAATTGCGCACCGACCTCGCCGCTGCGCTCGCCAACACGACGATCCCGCCGGAGGTGCAGGCCGGCATCGACGCCGCCTTTGCCGCGGCCGAAGCCAACAAGGCCAAGCTCGCCGAGATCCTGGCGCCGGCCGCGCCGGCCGCGCCGGCGGCGCCGGCGGCATGACCCGCGCCAGGACGATCGGTGCGGCCGCCGGGCTGGTTCTCGCCGGCGCGCTCGCGGCGTGCGGGGGCACCGACCCGACCGCTTCGCTGTCGCCGGCCGACCTCGCGCAGCTGAGGACGACATGCGAGGCGAACGCGTCGGCGCTGGCCACGGCGACCGCGCCCGGCGCGCCGGCGCCGCTCGCGCAGACCGCGAGCTATCCGGCGGCGTTCTGCGCCCAGGTGCTGGCCGGCGGGGTGCCGGCGACCGCCAATTCATCGTCGCCGAGCTGGCTGCCGGGAGCATTGCAGGCAGCCCAGGAGGCCGGGCGGATCGCCGGGATCGTGCTGCCGATCGTGCTGCCGCTGCTGTGAGGAGAACCGGGATGCGGCGCGCGCTGAAATGGTTGGCGACAGCCATCCTGATCGCCGCATCGGCGCCGGCGTTCGCCGCGCCGTGCACGGTGGGCACCAGCCCGATCGTGTGCCTCGCGGCGAAGACCACGCACCCCTATCGGCTGATGGTGGTCGACAACGAAAGCACGACGGCGACGATCGCCTGCACCGATGACGGCACCACCCCGGCGATCAACACCGCCGGTTCGTACACCATGCCGCTGGGGACGACGCGCACCTGGTCGGCGGCCAATGTCGAGTTTATCGGCCCGCTGACCTGCATCGCCAGCGGCGCAGCAACGCCGGTCACAGTGAAGGGCCAGTAGATGAGCGACGCGGGTACGGCAGCAGCTTCAGGTTCCGGTGCGGGCGCCGCTGCGGGCAGCACGGCCGCGGCGGCGGCAGCGACCGCCGGGACCGGCGCCGGCGGCTCTCCTGGGGGGGATGCGGCCGCCGGCGTCGCTGCGTTTCTGGCGCAGATCCCGGAGGATATCCGGACCGAGGCCTATTTCAAGGACATCAAGGATGTCCCCAATCTCGCAACCCGCGCGTTCAACCAGGCGAAGCTGATCGGGGTCCCGCCGGAGCAGCTGATCCGCCTCGCCGGGCCCGACGACAAGCCCGGTTGGGACGCGATCTACAACAAGCTCGGCCGGCCCGAGAGCGCCGACAAATACGCGCTGGCCGATCCAGCGGCGCCGCCGGCCGGGTTCAACCTCAACCCCGAACTGAAGACCAATTTCGCGGCCAAGGCGCACGAGCTGGGGCTCGGCCAGAAACAGGCCGACGCGCTCTATCAGTGGTGGAACGGGCAGCGCATCGACGCCTTCACCCGCATGGTCGGCAGCGAGGCCGACGGCTTGCGCGCCGCCGACGCAACCCTGAAGACCAAGTGGGGCGCGGCCTATGGCGAAAAGCTTCTGAACTCCGAAGCCGCAGTCGCACATCTCGACCAGACGCTGAACCTCGGCGGCCAACTGCGCGAGGCAATCGGCAAAATGCCATCCGAGGCGCGCGTGGCATTAAGCGAAGTGTTCGCGCACCTCGGCGGCCAGATGGTCGAGGACAAGGTAATCGGCAGGGCGGCCGGCGGCACCGGCAACGGCGCCCTCGCCCCGGCCGAGGCGATGCAGCAGATCAACGACATGTATGCCGACCCGGCGATGGCGAAGACGCTGATGGACAAGGCGGCGATCGGCCACGACGACGCAGTCGCCAAGCTGATGCGGCTGAGCGAATTCGCGGCGGCGACGGCCGCTGCATAAAGGGGAAGAGTTTCACAATGAGGCAGTGAGGCGGTGAGAAGGGGTTGATCGTTTCGCACTGCTGGGCTGGCCGGTGCGAAACCGTAGACCACCTCACCGCCTCACTGCCTCATTGTGAACCAAACCGGCCGGCGAGCCGGGGATCGCTGAGAAGCGTCCGGAGGCCGGCCACGTCATCGGGGGGACGTTAAACCCCAAGGCACGGGTCCGCTGGGGATGCAGCAGCATCGGGAGCGGGGATCTCAGCCGACACCCGCAACCGCCGACCGGTTGAGGACCGGCGGCAGACCCGATGGAGAACCCAGTGTCTTTTACCGTCACCGACGCCATGGTGCTCGCCTTTTCGAGCAATGTGCGGTTTCTCGCACAGCAGAAGTATTCGCGTTTCCGGCCCTGCCTCATGGAGGACAACATCACCGGCGAGGCGGCCTACATGGAGCAGGTCGCCCCGACCGGCGCGCGCAAGGTCATCGCCCGGCATTCCGACAGCCCGATGATGAACACCCAGCATCTGCGCCGCCGGATCGCGCCCTACGATTACGATTGGGGCGATTTGGTCGACCGGCTCGACCGCGCCCGGCTGTTGATCGACCCGGCCTCGACCTATGCCCAAAACGCCGCGTTTGCGATGCAGCGCGGGTTCGACGACGAGGCGATCGCCGCGGGGTTCGGCGTCGCCTATGCCGGGCATGCCGGCGCCACCGCCCTGACCTGGCCGAACGGCAACACCGAAAGCACGCCAGCGCAGCCGGCCGGCACCGTCGTCGCGGTCAACGATTGGACCTACGGCAACGGCTCGGGCAATTCGGGCCTCACCGTCTCCAAGCTGATCTCGGCGCTGGTCGCGTTGCAGACCGGCGAGGGCGAGGAAGACGAAGAGATCTATCTCGGGTGCGGCGCCAAGCAGTTCGGCAACCTCCTGGCCACCACCGAATTCACCAACGCCGACTACAACGCGGTCCGCGAGCTGACCCGCGGCAAGATCCAGGGCGGCAGCTTCATCAACTTCAACTTCATCCATACCGAGCGCCAGCAGCTCAACGGGTCGGGCCAGACCAGGGTCATGGCGTGGCGCAAATCCGGGCTCGGCATGGGGGTCGCGCGCGGCATCGAAAGCCGCATCTCCGAGCGCGCCGACAAACGGTTCGGGCTCTACGTCTACAGCGACATGGCGATCGGCGCGGCCCGCCTCGAAGAGGTGAAAGTCGTCGAGATTGTCTGCGTGTAGACGCAGACAACAGAGATCAGAGATTAGAGATCAAGGGGAGTAAGTCAGATGCATCCGTTCCAGTACAAGAGGCTCGGCGGGCTCGCCCGCATCGACGAATGGGGTTTGTACCACTCGCCCAACATCGCGTTTGTCGATACTCCGGCGACGGCGTTCAGCGACTTGATGACCAACCTGTCGGGCAATATGGCCGGCGGCATCCAGGTGCTGAACCAGGTCAATCTCGACGGCGGCAGGGTGCGGCGGAAATCGGCGACGTTCACGATGGCGGCGCAGGCTTCGGGCACCGTCTTTGCGGTGTGCCGGCTGCCGCTGTTCGCGGTCATCGATTCGATCGATGTCATCACCGACACCTCGCTCGGCTCCGCCACCCTGGCGTTCGGCGACGCGCATAACGCCAACAGCGCGATCTACGGCGCCGCGGCGACGCTGACCGCGCTCAACACGAACACCAGGTTCGGGCCGCCGCTGGCGACCTGCGGGGTGCAGATCAACACCGGGTACGACTATCTCGGCAAGCCGACGACGGCGACGATGCCGCAGGCCCCGGCGCAGGGCGGGTTCAACTTCGAAGACATCATCATGACGGTCGGCGCCGCTTCCCTGCCCGGCTCGGGCACGCTGCGGGTGCGCGTCACGTACACGATGGAAGGCTGAGCCGAGGAACCGGGAACATGGCCGCCGGCGACAGCCCGACATCGATTTCGAACATGGCCCTCGCGATGCTCAGCGAGGACCCGATCGAGAATGTCGATCCGCCCGACAACAACAAGCGCGGGCGCCTCAGCGGCCAGTTCTACGACACCAGCCGGCGGGCGATGCTCGAAGCCTCGCCGTGGCGCTGCGCCAAGCGCACGGCGCAGCTCGCCGAGACGACGGCGCCGCCCGCCTTCACCTATGCCCATTGCTATGTGCTGCCGGCCGATTTCATCCGGTTCTACGAACTGCCGGTCGCCGACGACCAGCGCTGGGAGGTGATGAACCTGCCCGGCATCGGCCGCTGCGTCGTCACCGATGCGACCGCACCCCTAGACATCACCTATGTGTTCGATCTCCTCGACTGCACCGAGATGACGCCGCTCCTGGTGATGGCGATCGCCGCCGAGCTCGGCGCCAACATGGCGTGGCCGCTGGTCCGCGACATGAGCCTCAAACAGAGCTGCCAGGCCGATCGCGACGGCTATCTCGCGCAGGCCGCCGCGTCGAGCGCCGAGCAGGCCAGCTTCCGCAACCTCCTCGCCAGCGCGACGAGTGCGGCCGGGATCAGCGCGATGGCGCTGGCGATGCTCGGCGAGGACCCCAAGGGCAACGTCGACCCGCCGGAGAACAACCGGCGCGGCCGGCTGGCGCGGCAGTTCTACGACACCTCGCGCCGCGCGATGCTCGAGGCCGCGCCGTGGCGCTGCGCCAAGCGCCAGGTGATTTTGACCGGGTCCTTGACGGTGCCGCTCTTCACCTATGCCGGGTCCTTTGTGCTGCCCGCGGATTTCATCCGGTTCTACGAATTGCCGGACGCCGACGACATGCGCTGGGAGCTGGTCAACGTGCCCTCCATCGGGCGCTGCCTGATGACCGACGCTCCGGGCCCGGTCCATGTGACCTATGTGTTCGACCTGACCGACCCGACCCAGATGGACCCGCTGTTGGTCAAGGCGATCATCGCCGACATCGCGGCCAACCTGGCCTGGGCGCTGATGCGCGACCTCAACCTGAAGACCTCGATCCTCGCCGAGCGCGATGCGCATCTGACGATGGCCGCCGCGATCAGCGCCGAGCAGGCGAGCTATCGCAACCTCGTTGCCGGCGCGACGAGCTCGACCGGGATCAGCGCGATGGCGCTGGCGATGCTCGGCGAGGACCCGAAGGGCAATGTCGACCCGCCGGAGAACAACCGGCGCGCGCGGCTGGCGCGGCAGTTCTACGACCCGTCGCGGCGCGCGATGCTCGAAGCGGCGCCGTGGCGCTGCGCAAGGCGCCAGGCCGCGCTGACCGCGTCGGGGACGCCACCGTTGTTCACCTATTCGACGGCCTATGTGCTCCCCACGGATTTCATCCGGTTTTACGAGTTGCCGGACGCCGACGACATGCGCTGGGAGCTGGTCAACGTGCCCTCCGTCGGGCGCTGCCTGATGACCGACGCGCCGACCCCGGTGCACGTCACCTATGTGTTTGACCTCGCCGATCCGACCCAGATGGATCCGCTGCTGGTCAAGGCGATCATCGCCGACATCGCGGCCAACCTCGCCTGGGCGCTGCGCGCCGACCTCAACCTCAAGACCTCGCTGTTGAGCGAGCGCGACGCGCATCTGGCGATGGCGGCGGCGATCAGCGCGTCGCAGGTCAGCCCGCGCAACCTCCTCGCCGACGAGACGACCGCGGCCGGGATCAGCGCGATGGCGCTGGCGATGCTCGGCGACGACCCGAAGGCCAGCGCCGACCCGCCGGAAAACGACCGGCGCGCGCGGCTCGCGCGGCAGTTCTACAACCCGGCGCGCCGCGCGATGCTGGAGGCGGCGCCGTGGCGCTGCGCCAAGGTCCAGGCGCAGCTGACCGCGTCGGCGACGGCGCCGTTGTTCACCTATGGCAACGCCTATGTGCTCCCGGCCGATTTCATCCGGTTTTACGAACTGCCGGAAGACGGCCGCACGCGCTGGGAGATCATCAACATCGCGGGCCTCGGGCGCTGCGTCGTGACCGACGCCGGCTCGCCGCTCGACGTGACCTACATCTTCGACCTGACCAACCCGACCCTGATGGACCCGCTGCTGGTCAAGGCGATCGTCTTCGACATCGCGGCCAATCTGGCGTGGACGCTGATGCGCGACCTCAACCTGAAACAGGCGATGACGGTCGAATGCGAGCGCTATGTCAGCCTCGCGCGCACCACCAGCGCGCAGCAGGCGAGCCCGCGCCAGTTCGACGCCGATCTGTTGCTGCGCGCGCGCTGGTAGCCATGAGCGACGATAACATCCGGTGCCAGGCGGTCGGCTGCAAGGCCGAGATCCGCTTCGGGTATTTCTGCCCGTTCCACTGGCGCCTGTTGCCGGCCGCCCAGAAACGCGCGACGCGCGGCGCCAGGGGAGCTGAGGCGGCGCGAGCGCTCGCCGCAGCCAGGCGGGCGATTGAGGAGGCCCAGTTCGGGCCGCGGCTTCTCTGATGCCGAGCCTCATCCAATCGAGCTTTTCCGCCGGCGAGTGGGCGCCGGAATATTCGTCGCGCACCGATTTGCCGGGCTACAAGGAGGCGCTGGCGAGCGCCCGCAACATGCTGATCCTGCCGCAGGGCGGGGCGACCAGCCGGCCGGGGTTCCGCTATGTTGCGCCGGCGAAGAATGCCAGCCCGTCGCTGCCGGTGCGGCTCGAACGCTTCAGCCCGGCCGCCGGGCTCAACTTCATCCTCGAATTCGGGCCGGGCTATATCCGCTTTTTTTTGAAGCGGGCGCAGGTGCTGTCGGGCGGTCCACTCGAGGTGGCGACGCCCTACGCCGCCGGCGACATCGCCGGGCTCAGCTTCACCCGACAGCCCGGCCGGCTCTTCATCTGGCACAGCGCGCACCCGCCGCAGACCCTCAATTGGGTCGCCCCGACAAGCTTTGGCTTGGCCGCGCCGGTGTTTGCCGACGGCCCCTATCTCGATGCGGTGCCGAACAGCACGACGGTCACCCCGAGCGCGGCCGGTGCGACCAGCGTCACCCTGACCTCGAGCTCGACCGTCGGGATCAACGGCGGCACCGGGTTCCGCGCCGACGACGTCGGGCGGCCGGTGCGGATCTCGCAGCAGACCCTCGGGCTCAGCTATACCGGCGCCACCGTCATCAGCTTCGGGACGAACTACAACCCGGGCGACACGATCACCCTGGCCGGCGGGGTGTTCATCCGCCCGGCGGTCTTGACGGTGACGGCGATCGCCGCCGGCGGCGCGGTCAAGGACGCGGTCATCACCGATCCCGGGCAGTATCTGGTGGCGCCGGCCAACCCGGTGCTGCAAGGCTCGACCTCGGGGCTCGGCAGCGGCATCAGCGTCAACCCGACCTGGCCGCAATTCGAGACCGCGGTGTGGCTGTGGGGGACGATCACCGCGTGGACCAGCGCCACCGTGGTGACCCTGTCGCTCGGGCTGATGACGCTCGACGCGCTCGGCAACACATTGCAGGGCGTGTTCGCCACCACCGCCGCCCTCAACACATGGCGGCTCGGCGCCTGGTGCCCCTATGAGGGGTATCCGCAAGTGGGCGGCGCGACATTCCAGCAGCGCCTCTTGGCGTTCAGCAATGTCAACGCGCCGAAGCGCGTCTGGGGCTCGCAGATCGGCCTCTCGAACTATCTGAACATGGCGCCGAGCCTCGCCAGCGGCCAGGTGCTCGATACCTCGGCGCTGGCCTTCGACCTCGACGACGACCAGGCCGACCCGATCCGCTGGGCCAGTCCGGCCGGCAATTTCCAGACCCCGGAGATCGGCATCGGCGCCGGCGACGGCGAATTCATCGTGTCGCCGTCATCGGTCGGCGCGGCGCTGACCCAGACCAACGTCCAGGCCTACCGCGAGACCAAATACACCAGCGCGCCGGTGATGCCGCTCCGGATCGGCAAGGCCCTCCTCTTCGTCGACGGCAGCGGCCAGCGCTTGCGCCAGTGGATCTATCGCTGGGTCGCCGGCGGGATGATCGGCCCCGAGCCGGCGCCGTTCGGCCGCCACCTGATGCTGAAGGGGCTGAAGCAGCTCGACTACGCGCAGAGCCCGCACCAGATCATCTGGGCGGTCACCAATAACGGCGCCCTGGTCGGGCTGACCTATCTCGCCGACGACCCCAACGGCAACGTCCAGGTCGCCGCCTGGCACCCGCACACGCTCGGCGGCACGTATTGGGGCGCGCCGCCGTTTGTCGAAAGCCTCGCGGTCGCCACCAGCGCCGATCCGACGCCCTATGACGAGGTGTGGCTCAGCGTTCTGCGCAACGACCCGGGCGGCGGCTTGACCCGCACAATCGAGGTCTCGACCCCGCCGTTCCGGGCGCAGCCGCTCGACCAGGCGGTGTTCCAGGACAGCGCGATCTCATCGCCCTTGACCTTCCCGGCGATGATCTGCACGCCGCTTTTCGCCCTCGATCCGGTCACGTTGCAGCCGGTGATCCCGAAGCGCGGCGACGCGGTCGGGTTCAATTTCAGCAGCAGCCTCGCGGTCGCCGGCGATCTCACCCCGGGCACCGCGCTGCGCATCAACAACGGCACGTTCCGGCTGACCCAGGTCACCAGCCCGACGATCATCGTCGCCGAGTGCATGGATAGCCCGAACAGCTCCCAGCCGTCGCCGTCGGGCAACTGGAGCTATACCAAAATGGCGACCAGCTTTACCGGGTTCAGCGCGTTCAACGGCCGCGCGGTCGCGGTGATCGGCGACGGCGCGCTCTATCCCGCGCAGATCGTCAGCGGCGGGACGATCACGGTCAACCCGGCGGCGAGCCTCGTCACCGCCGGGTACTACGCCAACCGCGAGCTGATGACGCTCGACCTCGATCTCCTGTCACCCGACGGCACGACCCAGATGAAGACCGGCCGGCTCGACCATCTGTACCTCCGGGTGTTCGAGACCGTCGGCGGCCAGTACGGCCCCGATGCCGACCACCTCGACACGATCGATCCGCGCGACACCGACGATCTGTTCGACTGGGCGCCGCGCCTCTTCAGCGACGATCTGAGGGTTGCCATGCCGGGCGGCTCATCGGCGCACCGCACGGTGTTCGTGCGCCAGCCGAACCCGTGGCCGATGACCCTCTTGGCGGTCGTCGTCAAGGGCGGCACGACCGAGCTGGCCCCGAAATGAATTTCGATCTGGGGCCGCTCGGGTCGATCAGCAGCGGCGACATCGTCGGCGGGATCGGTGCGGCCGGCGCGCTCGGCGGCGGGGTGCTCGGCGGCATCGGCGGCATCATCGGCGCCGGCGGCGCGCAACAGGCCGGCGCGGCGCAGGCCGCCGCCTACACCGCCAATGCCGGGGTCGCCGGCACCACCGCGGCCAACACAAGGCTGTCGCTGAGCCGGGCGCAGCAGGAAAGCGACTACCTCGCCAACCGGACGATCGGCCGCCAGCGCGCCGGGTACGCCGCCGGCGGGATCAATGTCGACAGCGGCAGCCCCTTGGACGTGATGGGCGACACCGAGAACCAGATCAAGTTCGAAGCGATGAACCGCTTCTACGCCGGCGAGGAGGCGGCCAAGACCGCGAGCGACCAGGCCGCGTTCGACACCACGGCGGCCGCGGCCGCGAAGAAGGCGGCCGACACCAATTCGACATCCTCGCTGATCGGCGGCGGCGCGTCGCTGCTCAGCGGCATCGGCTCGGCGGTCAAGATCATCACGAGCATCCTCTGATGCCGGTCATCCCCGAATACACCGCAGCCGCGCCGGTCCCGGCCGAGCGCGACACCGCCTACGCGAACCCGCAGGCGTTTGCCGCGCCGGGGCTCGCGACCGAGCGCGAGGGCGCCGCCTTCGAGCATCTCGGCGGCGCGGTCGAGGGGGTCGGCAAGGCGCTCGGCGATCTGCAACAGTTCCACAACACGCAGTATTATTTGGACAACCTCGCCGATGTTCAGACCAAGAGCTTCGATCTACTGGAAAACGGAAAGGAAACCGCGCGGCAGAGCGGAAATTACCAGGACTTCACCAAGAATTTGCTCGGCCAGGTCAAGGGCGACATGCAGCAGCGCATCGACAATGCGCCGTCGGGCCTGGTCGGCGCCCGGCTCAACCGGCGCTTTTCCACCCTGCAAGACCAGATCACCAGCCGCGCCAGCGTGTTCGAGCACACGATGGCGGTCGAGGACGCGCAGGCCAAGACCGGGGTCGCGCTCGACAATCTGACCAAGGGCGTCTACCGCGACCACAGCCTCGCCTTCGACAATTACGCGCAGGGCATGACCCAGATCGGCGCCGACGCCGATCGCGGCCTCCTCAACCCCGAGCAGCGCGCCAAGGCCGAACAGGGGTTCAAGAACGCGCTGTTCGGCGCCGACATCAAGGCGCGCGCCGACAGCGACCCGGCCGGGCTCGCGGCCGATTTCAAGGCCGGCAAGTACGACAGTTTTCTCGACGCGCGGACGCTGGAAAGCGTGGCGCCGCTGGTGTCCAACGCCAGGGCGCGCGCCGCCGGCGACGCAGTCGCCGGGAAGATGCTCGGCGGCGGGGGTCCGAGTACCGGTCCGGATGCGACGCTCGACCCGGCCGGGCTGGTCAAGAAGTACGAGAGTAACGGCGGGAATTACAATGTCGGAACCGGCGGCGCGGATTTATCGAGCGCGCCGCGCGATCCAAACGGGTTTCCGATCTGGGAGGGCAAACTCGACCCGGCGAGCGGCAAGCGATCGCACGCTGCCGGGGCCTATCAGTTCCAACCCGGCACCTGGCAGCAATATGCCGAGCCGCTTGGGATCCATGATTTCTCGCCGGCATCGCAGGATGCGGTGTTCAAGGCCGCCTACGCCGACAAGGGTTACGGCCATTGGGCGCCGTACAACCCAAAGCTCGCGGCGGCGATCGCCGGCGGCGGCGGCGGCGCAACCGCCGTAGGCCCGGCCGCGCCCAACCTCGACGCCGGCCTGGCCGACGTGCAGCAGCAGGTCGACCGCAAGGAGCTGACCCCGGAGGAGGGCGACAAGGCGAGCGGGACGGTCGCACGGCGCTATCACGAATGGTCGCAGGCGACGGCGCAGGACCGCGCGCAGGTCACCAAGGAATGGCAGGACGGCATCGCGATGCTGTCATCGGGCCGCGACTGGGCGCCGGACGAGCCGCGGCTGCGCCAATTCGTGCCGAAAGAGAAGGCCGACGAGCTGGTGCAGCTGGCCGGCGAGGCGCGCGATGCCGGGAACGCGGTCAACCGGGTGCAGTGGGCGAGCCCGCAGGAGCTGATCGACCTCCAGGCCAAGACGATGGGCGCGCTGAACGATCCGACGGATTTCGCCAGGAAGCAGCGCCAGGCCAAGGCGCTCGGCACCGCGCTCGACGAGCGCCGGAAGCAGCTCGATCCGGCGACCGGAGACCCGGCGGCTTATGTCGCTGCGGCGCCGGCGGTCGCTGCGGCGCAGCAGGGGATCGACCCGCAAAACCCCGGGCCCGGCACCCAGGCGGCGATCGCCGCGAGCCTCACCGAACAGGAGCGGCTCGGGGTCAAGCCGGAGGACCGCCGGGTGCTGACCAAGCCGCAGGCCGCTGCGATCGTGCACCAAATCGTCACGACCGATCCCGGCAAGACCGACATGGGCGCCGCGCTCGACCAGGCGGCGCAGAACTATGGCGGGTATTGGCCGCTTGTGTTCGGCGACCTGGTGCGCGGCGGGTTGCCGGCCGAAGCGCAGAATTTGGCGGCGATGGACCGGCCCGAGCAGGCAGCCGCGCGCGCCGACTACCAGCGCATGCTCGGCCTCCTCGCCGACAAGGGCGGCAGCGCAAAGCTGAAGGACAGCGCGCCACACGACGCCGCGTCGCTGATCGACCAGGGGCTCGACGAGCGCCTCAGCCAATTCCGCGCGACGGTGCGCGACCCCAAGCTCTACGACGCGGTCAAGGAAGGGGTGCGGCACCTCGCCTACTACTATGCCTTCAACGGCGCCGCCGGCGATGCGGCGCTCGCCAACGCCTATGACGGGATCGTCGCCCGCAAATACGATTTCGACGGATCGGTGCGGGCGCCGAAGGGCACGCTCGGCGCCGTCGAGCGCGCCGGCGCCGCGGCGCTCGGCGAGGTCAAGGCGAGCGATCTTCCCGATATCGGCGGCAATCCCGAGCTGACCCCGGCGCAGCGCCAGGCGGTCTACCTCTCGGCGGTGCAGCGCGGCCAATGGCGGGTCAACGAAGACGATAGCGGGCTGGTGCGCACCGCCAAGTTCCGCGACGGCAGCGAATTGCCGGCCAGGCGCGCCGACGGCAGCCGCATCGAGTTCAAGTTCAAGGATGCCGACCGGCTCGGCGCCGTTCCCGCATTGGCACCCGGCGCCGATGCGACCGGCGGGGCGACGCCATGACCGGGTACATCGACAGCCCGGTCAGCGGCGCCGTCGGCGTCGGGGCGCAGGGCACCGAGGCGATCCCGTCATCGACCGGCGAGGTGCTCGGCGCGGCGGCTGCGGGCGGCTTCGCGCATGCGTTCCCGATTTTCGAGGCGGGGCGCGCGACGGCCGAAATGGGGATCGATCCGTCGAGCGGGATGCCGCTCGCCGAGGGCACTTTCGGCCGCACCCTGTCGGCCGACGAAGCCAATGCGAGCTATGGCATCAAGGGCCGGCTGGCGTGGACCGCGCCGGTGCCCGAAGGGGTCGCGCAAGAGCAACTCGCGCGCAAACGCGAGGACATCGCACGCGAGGATTTCGTCGCAAGGCGCGAGAGCGGGCTGTTGACCGGCGGCGCCGCGCGGTTTGTCGCCGGGCTCGCCGGCGGGCTCCCCGGGCTGGCCGACCCGACCAACATCGCGGCGAGCTTTCTCCCGGTTGTCCCCGAGGCGCGGGCCGCGTTGTGGGCCGCCAGGGGCGGTGTCGCCGGCCGGATCGCGACCGGCGCGATCGAGGGCGCCGCCGGCCAGGCCGCGCTGACCCCGATCCAGATGGGGCTCGCGGCACACGACCAGGAGGATTTCGGGGCAACCGATGCGCTGTTGAATATCGCCTTGGGCGGGGTGTTCGGCGGCGGCCTGCATGCCGCGCTCGGCCGCGCGCCGGCGCCGGAAACCGAGCGGCTGGCGACGACGATCGACCGCGCCCGGCCCGAGCTGCGCGAGGACCTGCTGCGCGGCAGCGTCGCCGATATGGCCGAAGGGCGGCCGGTCGAAGCGCCGGCGGAAATATTCGACCGCTCGGGGTATATCGCCGAAACCGGCGGCCGCGCGCGGCCCTACGACGCGGTGCCGCAGGAGCCGCTGCGCCTCGCCGAATTCCTGCGGCAACAGGGCGGGGTCCGGAACGAAGGCGACGAGATCAACACCACGCTCGACGGCAGCCGCACCAGGCCCGGGCTGATCAACAACCGCACCGGCATGTCGCTCGACCGGGCGACCTACGCCGCGTGGGAGGCGGGATACCTGCCGGACCATCCGGAAGACATCGGCAACGGCCAGCCCGACACAAATGCATTGCTCGACGCGCTCGATCGCGATGTGCGCGGCACCCCGGTCTATTCCGAACAGGATGCGTTTCTCGCGGCGCAGCACCGGGCGGCGCTCGATCGCAACGCCGAGATCGACCGGCTCTCGGCCGAGCACGAGATCCCCGTATCGGGCAAGACGCAGGACCAATTCTATGCCGCGCTGAGCGACAAGCTCGGCCGCGAGAACGCGAGCGCCGAGGCCGAGCGGCTGGCCGCGAGCAGCGACCAGATCATGCAGCGCGCCGCCGCCGAGGGCTGGGTTCCGGATTTCGGCGAGGGCAGCCCGCGCACGCCAGAGGAGATCGAGCATGCCTATCGACAGGAAACAGCTGCACGCCGGGCGGATGCGGGCGAAGGCGGCCTTGGCCAACCCGAACCTGTCGGACGAGCAGCGCGGGGTGATCAAACAGGCGCTGGACCAGGCGGACGCGGCCTTGGGGATCGACGACGCGTTGAACCGCAACCCGAGCCCGAGCTCCCAAGAGAGCTGAGCGCCGAGGACGCGCGGCCGCCACTCGACCGGGTCAACGAGCATATCGCCGAGCTCGAGCGCGAGCTCGCCCGCGGCGAGCCGGAAGGCGCCGCCCGCCCGGCCGAGCTCGACGCCGCCGATCGGCAGGTTGCCGACGCCGAGGGCCGCGCCCGCGCGATCGAGCATGGCGGCACCTGTCTCGGAAGGCGGCTGTGACCGACAAAGCCTGCCCACGTACGTGTTCGCTCGCTGGCTGCGGCACGCTACCGCTCGATCGCTGCCCGTGGACAGAGATTGCTCGGGATTTCAATGAGCGGTTGAAAAAGCAGTTGGCTAAGCAGGGCAGCGGCCTGGATCGACCGGAGGCTCCTGGCATGAGGACGCGATCAGAGAAAGCGCACCTGCCGCTTCGAAGCGACATAACGCTCGCGCCAAGCCTCGGCCTCGTCGGCGAGCAGAGCGAGGATGAACGAGGTAATTACCTCATGGCCGTCGATGTGCCGGTCTGGGCCGTCCTGGTAAAGAATTTCGCAGACCACATCGTCGATCTCGTCCTTTTCCATCGGCGGCTGCTCCGGCTGGGCCTCATGCCTCGGAGCTTTAGCACATGAGCTGGCAGGATTGCATCGACGAGATCCGCGCCGCCGCCGGCGACCAGGTCAAGCTCGCCGACCGCGACATCGAGCGGATGCTGCACCAGGTCATCCGCGAGGCGAAGCGGCGCTCGGGGATCGGCGCGCCGACCGCCGACACGATCCGGCTCGCCGCGCGAGATCTCGCCGACCGCGAGCGCATCACCGCGGCGATCGCCAAGCGCAACGCGCAGATCGACATGCTGGCGCGCACCGGACGGCGCCAGCGCATCGAAGCGAACCCGGACGGCATCGCCGGCGGCATCCGCGCCGAGATCCACGGCACCGCGACGCCGACGACCGGCGGCAGGTTCTCGGCCGAGGCCGAATGGAAGGCGCTCAATCGGCAATACCGCGAAGGGATCGTCGTCGAATTGGAGCATGCCGGGCTGTTGGCCGGCGCTCGCGGCCGCGAGCTGGAGCGGGGCTGGACCCGCGAATTGTTCGAGCTGTCGAAAGGCGCCGACGGCCGCCCCGGCGCGTCGGGATCCCCGGAAGCGCTGAAGATCGCGCAAATCATCAACAAGTATCAGAGCCTCGCCAAAACCAACCTCAACAAGGCGGGCGCATGGATCGGCGACTATGCCGGCTATATCACCCGAACATCGCATGACCCCGACCGGATCCGCCAGGCCGGCCTGGCCGCGTGGAAAGACAGTATTCGCGACAAGCTCGACGAGCGGACATTCGATTATGTCGGCGAGAAGCCGGAGGACCGCGAGCAATTTCTTGACAACGTCTATCACGCGCTCATCACCGGCGTGCATTTGACGCACGAAGGGATGCAGGGCTTCAAGGACCCCGGCTTTTCCGGGCCCGGCAACCTGGCCGAGCGCCTCAGCCACGAGCGGGTGCTGCACTTCCGCGACGCCGATGCGTGGCTCGACTACCACCATGAGTTCGGCACCGGCAACATGCTGAATTCGGTGATGGCGACGCTCGACAGGAGCGCCCGGGCGACCGCGATCATGCACCGCTTCGGCACCAACCCGCGCGCCGAGTTCGCCGGCGACCTCCGCTATTTCGCCGAGGAGAACCGCAACGCCGACCCCGGCGCGGTCGTCAAATTGCGCGAGGCCGAGAAGGACCTGCAGAACCGTTTCGACTTTCTCGACGGCACCGCCAACATCCCGGTCAACCGGCTCGGCGCGCGGGTTTCGTCGGCGCTGCGCGTCGTCGAGAGCATGGCGAAACTGGGCGGCGTCGTGTTCACCCATCTGCCGGTCGGCATGACCAAGGCGGCCGAGCTGCGCTACCAGGGCATCGGCCTCCTCAAGGGCTACGGCGACTATCTCCAAAGCTTTGTGCGCGGCCGCGGCGCCGCCGGCGGCGAGACCCGCGAGATCATGGACCGGCTCCTGGCCGGGCACGAGGGCATGCTGCGCGATCTCCTGGCGCGGTTCGAGCCCGACGACACGATCCCCGGCACCCTCTCGAAGCTCGCCAACACGTTCTTCAAATACAGCGGCCTCACCTATGTCCTGAACGCGCAGCGCGCCGGCGCCGAGTTCGTCATGTCGCGCCATCTCGGCGCTTTGCTCGAGCACGAGCACGCGGCGCTGCCGCCGGAGACCCAGCGCATCTTGACGATGTTCGGCATCGAGCGGCCGCACTGGGAATTGCTGCGCCAGGCGGCGGACCATGCCGACATCGACGGCCGCAAGTTCCTGACCCCCGATGCCGCGACCCGCATCCCGCCGGCGGCGGCGATCGGCCATCTGTTCGACACCGGCAAGGTCGACGCGCGGCTGCTCGACGCCAACGGCATGCGCGCCGTCGATAGGTTCCGCGACGATCTGGCGCTGCGCCTCCACGCCTATTTCAACGATCGCAGCGAGCACGTCGTCATCGTGCCCGGCATCGCCACCAAGGCCGACATCCTGCGCGGCACCAGACCGGGCACCCCGGAGGGCGAGGCGCTGCGCTTTGTCGCGCAATTCAAGACCTGGCCGGCGGCATTGGTCCGCATGGCGCTCGGCCGCGAAATCTATGGCGGCCAGTCGAAACCGGCCGCGATCGCCGGAATCCTGCACATGGCGCTCGCCGGCACCGTGCTCGGCTACATGGCGATGAGCCTCAAGGATCTGATGAAGGGGCGCCAGCCGCGCGACCCGCTTTCGCCGAAGACGTGGGCGGCGGCGATGATCCAGGGCGGCGGCGCCGGCATCTTCGGCGATTATCTGTTCGGCGAATACAACCGCTTTGGCCAGAACTTCAGCGAGACGCTGCTCGGCCCGGTCATCGGCCAGGGCGTAAACTCGGCGCTCGATCTCTTCAACCGATTGAAGCAGGGCCAGGATCTCAAGGCGGCGGCGTTCCAGGATTTGTTGAACAACACGCCGTTCATCAACCTGTTCTATAGCCGGATCGCGCTCGACTACCTGTTTCTATGGCAGGTGCAGGAAGCCTTGAACCCCGGCTTTCTCAGGCGCTTCGAGAAGCGCGTCAAGGACCAGAACCATCAGAATTTCTGGCTGTCCCCGACGGCTACCGTCGCAAGCCACAACGCACCGCGCGCCCGGTCGGCGCCGTCACGACCGTGGAGCTGGGCCCAATGACCGTTCCGACGCTGCTGCCGCGCCTGCAATATGCGACGAACGGCGTCACCGCGTCGTTTGCGTTCCCCTATGTCTTCGTCGATCCGGCCGACATCGCGGTCGATCTGCGCGACATTTTCGGGGCCGCGTTTGCGTCGTTTCTGAATGGCAGCGGGCTCAACGATTATACGATCGTCGGGACCCAGGACCCGGCGACCGGCGAATATCTTGCCGGCGCCAGCGTCGTCTTCAACAGCATTCAGGCGACCGGGCGCATCGTCACGATCTGGCGCGACCCGCCGGAAACCCAGAGCCTCGTCTTATCGACCGGCGGCAAGTTCGCGGCGAACCCGATCAATACCGAGTTCGACCGGCTGACGATGATGATCCAGTTTGTCCGCGACTGGGCGATTCGGGCGATCGCCGCGCCGCCGTTCGACCCGCCGCCGCCCGCCAACGTCTCGATGTTCCTGCCGCAGGTCGCGGCGCGCGCCGGCCTGATCCTCGGCTTCGACGCGGCCGGCCGGCCGGCGGTCGGCGGCAGCCTCGATCTGCTGATCAGCCTGTTGGCCGGAACCTGGACCCCCTCGCTCGCGGTGATGAACTGGGTCCCCTCGATCTCCGGTCTGCGCGCGCTGACCCCGCCCGGGACCAACGTCTTTGTCGAGCTGACCGGCTACTTCAACCAGAACGACAAGCCGCCGGTTGCCTATTTCTACAGCCCCGGCGACAGCCGGGCCGACGATGGCGGGCTCGTCATCAAGCCGAATGCGATCGGCGGCGGCAGCCCCGGGCGCTGGCTCCTCGATACCGGCGAGCGGCTGTCGGTCGTCGATTTCGGCGCCGACCGGCTCGGGGTGCTGGCGAGCGACGCCGCGTTCAACGCCTGGTTCGCGGCAGTGAAATCGCTCGGCGCCGCCGGCTACATCCCGGCCGGCAGCTACAAGTTCCTCAGCCAGGTCAGCTGGAACCTTGACAGCGTCGCGACGACCGGCCTGACGATCGACGGCGACGGGACCCAGCGCACGATCCTCGACCTGACCGCGGTCGCGGCCTCGCCGGCGATGTTCGTCGGCGGCACGATCGACCTGTTCTATCCGACGCTGCGCGGGTTCGGCGTCGTCGGCAATTTGGCCGGGATCGTCTTGCAGTTCGGCCGCGAGGACTTTACCGACCCGATCAACGAAGCGGTGCTCGACCTCAACGTCAAGAACAACAGCGCCTCGGGCAGCGCCTGCGCCGTCGAACTCAACTACTTCCTCAACGGCCGCGCGGTCAGCCTGGTCGCCAACTGCAACGGCCATGGCGACAGCCTGCGGATGCGCCAGGCGACCTTCAACACGTTCATGGGATCGTTCGGCCAGGCCGACATCGCGGTCCACATGACCGCCGGGTTCAATTACGGCAACGTCTTTGTCGCGCCCGATTTCGAGGTGGTCGGGGTCTGCGTCCAGTTCGACACCGCGAGCGCGGTCAACAATCTGTTTCTCGGCGGGACCTATGTGTGGACCGGCGCCTCGGCGATCGTCGCCAACAGCGCCAGCGACTGGAACCGCTTTCTGAGCCCCAATTTCTCGATCGCCGGCGCGCTCCTGACCGGCGCCCTCGCCTCGACCGTCTTGATCGAGGACAAGTTCATCGGCACCAGCCCGTTCGGCGGGATTTTGATCAACCCGCCGGCCGGCGACGGCGACATCCAGCTCGACAGCGTCGACGGCAATTCGGCGTTCTCGATCTGGCGCCATGTCGGGATCGCGCGCTGGCATCTCGGGCGCAACAACGCGGCCGAAAGCGGCGCCAATGTCGGCAGCCAGTTCATCCTCGAAGCCTTCGACGATACCGGGGCGACGCTCGGCCAGGTGTTCTTCGTCGACCGCGCGACCCGGCGATTGACGATCTCCGGGACCGCCCAGTTCGCCACCGCCGCCGGCGCGCTCATCGGGCTCTTCGGCGCGGTCCCGGTCGCCCAGCCGAGCAACGGCGGCAGCTCGGCCCAGGCCAATGTCGGCGCCACCAACCCGACCTTCCAGGACACCGGGTTTACCGGCGGCGTCGGCTCGCGCGCCTACACGATCGGCCAGCTGGTCGCCGCCCTCAAAACCTTGGGAGCCATCGCCTCATCATGAGCACACTTGAAAGCCTCGCGATCGCTGTCGAGCTCGCCACGCTGACGTTCGGCGCGGTGACCGCCTTCGGCGTCCTGTTCAACATCCGCCAGACGATCCTCGCCAAGCGCCATTCGGTCAGCGCCGGCGAGCATGCCAAAGCGACGACCGTGGCGATCGCCGGCGTCGCCCAGGACGTCAAGACCGTCGAGGTCCAGACCAACTCGATCGTCGGCAAGCTGATCGAAACGACGCGCGAGGCGGCAACCGCCGTCGGCGAAATCGTCGGCCGCGACAAGGAGATCGCGCGCCAGACCGCAACCACCAGCAGCAGCAGAGAGGGGAAATGACATGCTACCGTTAGACATCGCGATCGACGTTTCCGACAACAACGGCGAAATTGACTGGCCGGCCGTGTTCGGCGCCGGCATCCGCATCGCCTTCGTCAAGGCGATGGAGGGGGTCGGGCTCCATTATCCGACCTGGGGTCCGCAGAGCGAGGGCGCGGCCAAGGCCGGGCTGGTCGTCATCCCCTACATGTTCCTGCGGCCGGTCGACGCGAAGCTGGCGGTCAGCCATTTCCGCTCGGTGACCGGGCTCGGCAAGGGGATGGCGTTCGCGCTCGACTGGGAGGGGAGGGCCAACCAGAGCGCCAGCGCCCAGACCGCCGAGGACATCGGCGAAGAGCTCGCGATCGTCGCCAACCGGAAGCCGATCGGCTATTGGGGCATCCCCGGATCGACCCCGTCGGCGCCGACCGCGGTGATGGCCACGTGGCCGCGCTGGGTCCCGCGCTATCCGGTGAGCGGGGTCAACAGCTGGGACGCGTTGCCGCCGGCGCCGCAGAAGAACCCCGGCAATTACTGGCTGACCGGCCGGATCGGCGCGCCGCTGCCGTATTTCGGGCAATACAGCGCCTGGGGCCGGATCCGCGGCATCAACGGGCTGGTCGACCGCTCGGTCGCGTTCTTCCCCTCGATCGAGGATGCGCTCGCCTGGTGCCGCGTAGACGGCGCTGCGACGCCGCTGGACGCAGCGACGCCAGCGGGTGTCAACACGGCGCCGACGCCCGCTTCCCCCATCCCTGCCGCGCCCAGCGCGCCCGCTGCCGGCGATCCGGGCGACCAGCAGACGAACATCGAGGACAGCGAACCGACGACCGAGGAGCTCAACGACGCCGAGCTCGACCGGCTCGCCGGCCAAGGAGGCGCACGATGAAGGGCTATCGCACGGTGATCTTCGGGCTGGCGACGGCGGTGCTGCCGGTCGCGCTGACCTATCTCGGCGGCATCGACTGGACCAAGCTCGGCATCAGCCCGGGCGTCGCCATCGGGCTCGGCGCGATGATCATCGCGTTGCGCGCCGCGACGACCACGGCGATCGGCTCGAAAGCACCGCCGGCGCCGCCCGCCCTGGTGCCGGAGCGCCCGCTGCCGCAGTGACGGCGTCAGATTGATCGTCTGAGCGGGACGACGGCGCTGGCCTCTCAAGCAGAAGCGAGATTTCAAGACGAAACTCGGTCTCTTCAGCTATTGATCGCCCATTGCGTCGCGCCGCTTCGGCGAGCGCATTGCGGAGACTATCTTTCACGCGAACAGTCATCGTCCGCCGCAGCGGCCATTGTCCCCTCATCATCGGCCTCCTAGACCCCGGAGCGGCACCACGTCGCCGCTGCCGGCGGGCGCGGCGCAGAACCGGGCCCAGGCGTCCATCAGCTGGCGCCGCTTTTCTATGAGACCGCCGCGCCGGTAGGCCGCCTCGACCTTGTCGGGGATCTTGTGGGCCAGCGCCATCTGGATCACCTTCTCGTCAAACTCGGTACACTCGCTCGCCCAGTCGTTGAAGGTGCTGCGAAACCCATGCACCGTGTACGCGGGCCGCTGCATGTCGTCCTTCAGGTATTTGAGGATGTTGGTCAGCGGCCGGCCGGGCTTGGCGCCGGGGAAAATATAGCGGTTGGGCTGGTTGACCGGATCGACACCGATGGCGTGGAGCACGATAAGGGCCGGCTCGCTCAGCGGGACCTCGAAATTGCCGTCGCGTTTCAGCCCCGGCCGGCCGGCCGGGATCGTCCAAATCCGCTTTTGATAATCGATTTCGCCGGCGAGGGCGCCGAGCGTCGTCTCGGTGCGCATCGCGGTCAGGATGACAAATTCAATCGCCCGCGCCGAGCCCGCGTTGCGCTGGCGCAGTTCGGCCATGAAGGTGCCGAGCTCGGCATAGGGCATCGCTGCTTGATGCTCGTCACGCCCGGATTTTTCCCGCACCGCGCGCTTGGCCTTTGATGGCGCTGCCAGCAAGTGATCAAGATGGCCGCGCCAGCGTGCCGGGTTCTCGCCCTCGCGGTAGCCGCGCGCCGTGGCCCAATCGAGGATGCTCTCGATCCGGCCGCGCACCCGGGTCGCGGTCTCGGTCTTGATGTTCCAGATCGGCTCGATCGCCTTCAACACCAGGCCGACGTCGACGGCACCGACCGGCAGCGCGCCGAACACCGGATAGACATAGCTCGTCAAGGTCGCATCCCATTGTGCGGCATGCTTGGGGTTGCGCCAATCCGCGCGGTGCGCATCGATATAATTGTGGGCGCAGGCTTTGAAGGTGATCGTCTTGGCCGCCTCGATCTTGGCGAGGGTGCGGCCGGCGGCGCGCGCCTCGATCGGATCGACGCCGTCGAGCCGGCGCATCCGCGCGTCGCCGGCGCGCTTCCGCGCCTCGGCGAGCCCGACCGTATGCACCGGCCCGAGCCCCATCTGGCGCGCCCGCCCGTCGAGCATGAAGCGAAAGATCCACGAGCGCGCCCCGGCTCCGTTGACATGCAGATAGAGCCCGCCGCCGTCGCCGTGCATCCCCGCCGGCAGCCGCGAGACCTGCATCGCCGTCAGCTTCCCGATCACCCGCGCCATGTCCCCTGTCCCTCAAACAATCCAACAAATGATTGCGGGATAATGCGGGACGGTATGGGACGTGTCAATCCCGATCGGCCGCGAAAATACCAAGGGAACCTGCGGGAAATGGCACTTAATGGGACTGTCTGGGACCCTATGAAACAGTGGGGCTGGCGGATGGGGTGGGATTCGAACCCACGAGGAGCTTGCACCCCTGCCGGTTTTCAAGACCGGTGCCTTCAACCGCTCGGCCACCCATCCAATACAAATTACGAGGATTTCCTGTCATCGCCATTGCGGGCGACGGCTGACTTGCGCAGTTGCTGCCGAACGCCATGATCCGCCACCAGCGAGGTTATAGCAGGCCGAACGACGGGTCGATCCTCGTTGCGGCATCCTCCCCGCACGGTGTGGGTGACAGCGATCCAGCTCAACCGCCTCCTGATCGTCGAATGAGCCAAGCGCTCGCGCGTGGTCTGCGGATGAACTGGGGCGAGCAGGCTGCGTTGCATGGCTATGCCGGCAAGCTTGGAGACCCTGATGCCCGATCCGCTGTCACCCGATCTGCTGCGCAAAATGGACGCCTATTGGCGCGCGGCGAATTATCTGTCGGTCGGGCAGATCTATCTGCAGGACAATCCTCTGCTCGAAACCCCATTGCGGCTCGAACACCTGAAGCCGCGTCTGCTCGGGCATTGGGGCACGACACCCGGATTGAACTTTCTCTATGTCCACCTCAACCGGCTGATTACGCAGCACGATCTGAACATGATCTATGTCATTGGTCCCGGCCATGGCGGGCCGGGCCTGGTGGCGCACACCTATCTGGAAGGCTCGTACACCGAGCGCTATCCGGCGATCGAGCAGAGCCGCAACGGGCTGCAGCGGCTGTTTCGCCAGTTCTCCTGGCCGTATGGAATTCCCAGCCATGTGGCGCCGGAGACCCCCGGCTCGATCCACGAAGGCGGCGAATTGGGTTATTCGCTGGCGCACGCCTATGGCGCCGCCTTCGATAATCCCGATCTGATCGTCGCCTGCGTCGTCGGCGACGGCGAGGCGGAAACCGGTGCATTGGCCGCCAGCTGGCACGCCAACAAGTTCCTGAATCCGGCCCGAGACGGCGCGGTGCTGCCGATCCTGCATCTGAACGGCTTCAAGATCGCCAATCCGACGGTGCTCGCGCGCATCAGCCGCGAGGAACTGACCAACCTCATGCGCGGCTATGGCTACGATCCGCTTGTCGTCGAGGGCGACGACCCGGCGCTGGTGCATCAATCGCTCGCGGCCACGCTCGATGCGGTACTAGCGCGGATTCGGCTGATCCAGAGCGGGGCGCGGTCGCGGCGCGACACCGGAAGCCTGGAGCGTCCGCGCTGGCCGATGATCGTATTCTGCACGCCCAAAGGCTGGACCGGACCCAAATTTATCGACGGCAAGCCGGTCGAGGGGACTTGGCGCGCGCACCAGGTCCCGATCGCCGATTTCAAGAACCCCGAACATCTGACGCAGCTCGAAAAATGGATGAGGAGCTATCGCCCGCAGGAGCTGTTCGACGAGGACGGCCGGTTTCGCGACGAGTTCGCCCTGCTCGCGCCGACCGGGCATCGCCGCATGGGGTTCAACCCGCACGCCAATGGCGGGGAATTGCTGCAGCCGCTATCGATGCCCCACTTCGATGATTATGCCGTGGCGGTCGAGGCTCCCGGCAGCGTCCAGGCTGAATCCACGCGCGTCCTCGGCAGGTTTCTGCGCGACGTCATGAAACTCAACCTCGCGAGCCGCAATTTCCGGCTGTTCGGCCCCGACGAGACCGAGTCCAACAGGCTCGACGATATGTACGAGGTCACCGGCAAGGCGTGGATGGCAGAAATCGAGGAGGTCGACATCAACCTCAGCGCCGAGGGCCGCGTCATGGAGGTGCTGAGCGAGCATTTGTGCGAGGGTTGGCTCGAAGGCTACCTCTTGACCGGACGCCACGGCCTGTTTTCGTGCTACGAAGCCTTCATCCACATCATCGACTCAATGGTCAATCAGCACGCGAAGTGGCTCAAGGTCACTCGCAACATTCCCTGGCGCAAGCCGATCGCATCGTTGAACTACCTGTTGACCTCGCATGTCTGGCGCCAGGACCATAACGGGTTTTCCCATCAGGATCCCGGCTTCATCGATCACGTGGCTAACAAGAAAGCCGACATCGTGCGCATCTATCTGCCGCCCGATGCGAACTGCCTGTTGTCGGTCGCCGATCGCTGTCTGCGCAGCCGCAACTGCA